TCTCCATGATCACCAACGAGGCGTTGATGGTCTTGGAAAACGAACTTACGTTCACGGCCCGCGTTGACCGTTCTTATGACGAGCAATTTGCGGTTACTGGTGCAAAGATTGGTAATACTGTAAACGTTCGCCGTCCCGGTCGTTTCATCGGTACTACTGGCCCTGCGCTTAACGTAGAGGACTTCAACGAGACTTCCGTCCCGGTGACCCTCTCAACTCAGTTCCACGTTGACACCCAGTTCACCACACAGGACTTAGCCCTGTCGTTAGATATGTTCTCGGATCGCGTGTTAAAGCCCGCAATCGCTGCTATCGCCAACAAAATGGACTTTGATGGCACGACTATGGCTACTGACAACACCGCTAACACCGTTGGTACGGCTGGAGTTGTTCCCTCCGACATCTCTACTTTCTTGACGGCACAAGCTTATCTGGACGGTGAAGGTTCGCCCCGCGATGGCAAGCGTTCTTGCGTTGTTGACCCCTTTACCGGTGCGTCAATCGTTGGTTCGCTCAAGGGTCTCTTTAACCCACAGGGCACTATCTCGGGTCAATACGAGAAGGGCATGATGGGTAAGGACACCATCGGAATGAACTGGTACATGGATCAGAACATTGTGTCGCACACATACGGTTCTTATTCCACGGCTACCCTCTCCACCAACACAGCAACATTTACCGGTTCGCTGACAACTGGCTGGGCTTCAACATCCACGATCACAATCGCTGCCGCTACTGCTAACGCTGGACTCAAGCAGGGTGACACCATTCAGATTGCTGGCGTGTATGCAGTCAACCCCCAGAACCGTCAGCCATACGGCGGTAATGTTTTGCGTAACTTTGTCGTGACTGCTGACGTGACGATTACCTCCGGTGGCTCTGCCTCCGTTACGGTATCGCCCGCTATCATCACGGCTGGTCAGTTCCAAAACGTATCCGTTCTCACGACTTCAGCTTCAGCAGTTGTCACACCGTTTAACAAGACCGGTGTTGTCAGCCCGCAGAACTTGGTGTTCCACAAGAACGCATTTACGCTGGCTACTGCCGACCTTGAGTTACCTGATGGCGTTCACTTTGCTGGTCGCGCATCTGACAAGCAACTGGGTCTTTCGATCCGTGTTGTTCGCCAGTACACGATCAACAACGACTCCATCCCCACCCGTCTGGACGTTCTCTACGGTTGGGCTCCCCTCTACCCCGAACTCGCTTGCCGAGTTGCGGCTTAATTAGGAAAGGAACTTAACCATGTCAAATCCGGGCCCAGCAAGTACCCAAACCTCCAACTACCTGTTAAACGGTAGTGCAGCCGATGGTGTTCTCATCGGTATCGCTGGAGGTGAGGTTGGTTTTTACGGCGAGACCCCTGTGGTTCAAGCCTCTGCTATTACCCCGCTAGTTTCAACGACAGCCTCAACCGCTGACGTTTGCGCTCGCGTCAATAGCATCATTACCGCTTTACAGAACATCGGCATTACCGCCTAAGATGTTTTGAAGCTACGGAGAAGCCGCCCTCAAAAGGGGTGGCTTTTTTCATTTTTAGGAACCGCATGAAGCACATAATGTTGGCAATGCCCGCCTACACAGGCGTGGTTCACATGGGAACGATGCGCTCCCTGATGACTGACTGCATCACCCTGATCAAGCGTGGTGACCGGTTTACATTCGTGGATGACGTAGGTAACGCCATGATTGCCGACTGCCGAGGCGTAATTACGACCAATTTCTACCACTCCGACTGCGATGAGCTGGTCTTTATTGACTCAGACGTTGCGTGGGAGGCCGGTGCTTTATGTAAGCTAATTGACCACCCGGTAGACTTTGTAGCTGGTGCGTACCCTGCAAGGGTTGATCCGCTAAAGTTCAATATCGGCTGGATTGAGGAGCGTCAATACCTGAGAGCTGACCCAAATACGGGACTTTTAGAGGTGGATCGCGTCCCCACGGGCTTTTTGAAGATCACAAAAAACTGCGTAGCCAAGATGATTGAGGCTTACCCAGATACGTTTTATCACGATGCCGCTGTTAATAACCAGTTCTATCCCCTGTATGAATCGTTTATCGACCCGGAAAAGAAGTGGAAGTACGGCGAGGACTTTTCGTTTTGTAAGCGGTGGAGAGAGATAGGCGGTCAGGTATGGTTAGACCCTGAAATCAACATGGGTCACATAGGCAATAAAATCTTTGAAGGACATATTGGAAATTGGCTTAAAAGTAGGATAATTTCACAACTAACATCTGAGGTGACCCATGAACCAAATCAAAATTCTTAGCCCAACCTTTGCGTTGGATCTCACAACCTCTGCGTCTGCTGCGTTGCAAATCGTCCCCAGCTCGCCAACCCGCGCCTATCGCGTGGCCCTGCTGAACACCGGAACGGGCAAGGCTGCCGTGACTTTTGGCACAACTTCAACGAATATGGACACCCCCGTGATCGCGTCTACGGGCGGCTCTGGGTCATTAGTCCTACCGGCTAACATGATCTACCCAATGATTATCGACTGCGGAGCCCCAGACCTTTACATTAAGGGAATCTCATCAGGCACTAACACCCTGTACATTACGTTGGTGGCTACCGAATAAGGATTCACCATGTCGAATTCGACCGCTAATACCCAAACGACAAATTTCCTACCGGTACAAGCGACTTATGAGCCGCTGTACCCGTACAACATAATTTCGTTCATTGGGCCAGCAGGGTTGCCGTTTTACGCCCCTACAAACCCCAATTTGGACGGGGTGACAATTACCAATAGTACGATTAACAGTACGACTATCGGTCTGACTACCCCGGCTGCGGCAGCGTTTACGACCGCTACTGCGGTCAACGCACCGTCCGGTAACTTGGATCTCACTAACAAGCTCTACGTTGATTCTGCAATAGCTGGGATCTCTTGGAAGCAGCCGGTCTTAGCGGCTACAACAGGAAATATCACCCTTTCAGGCGCTCAGACCATTGACACCGTCCCCGTAGTTGCCGGTGACAGGGTTTTGGTCAAGGATCAATCCACAGCTTCCCAGAACGGTATTTACATCGTTGGAACACCTTGGACGCGGTCGGATGACACAAACACATGGGATGAGCTGGTCTCTGCCCTAGTTTTTGTTGAGGAAGGCAGCCAAAGCGGAACTGCTTGGTACTGTTACGTTATGCAGGGTGGGACGCTTGGCGTTACTGCGGTTACTTGGTCAAACTTTTCAATTGCGGGTACTTACTTTGCCGGTACGGGTTTATCCCTAGCAGCAAATACTTTTAGCATCACCAACACCGGGGTTACGGCTGCGACCTACGGCTCCGCAAGTGCGGTTCCGGTCATTGCAGTCAACGCTCAAGGCCAGATAACTAGCGCAAGTGATGCAAGTATTGCGATTGCAGCCACCCAAATTACTTCTGGAACCATCGACTCGGCGCGGATCTCAGGCTCTTACACCGGGATTACGGCGGTTGGAACCCTGTCTGGTTTGACTGTCAGCTCAACAATCAACGGGTCAATTTCAGGCAATGCTGCAACCGCAACAAGCGCAACGTCCGCAACAACGGCTACAAACCTAGCTGGCGGGGCCACGGGAAGCGTCCCGTACCAAAGTGGATCAGGCGCTACCACTTTTTTAGGAATTGGAACTACGGGTCAGATATTGACCGTATCGGGCGGCGTTCCTACTTGGGCTGCTCCAGCCGCAACTGGTGACGTAGTTGGCCCAGCGTCCTCTACGGATAACGCGATTGCGCGGTTTGACAGCATCACTGGCAAGATTATCCAGAACTCAGGTATCACCCTGTCTGACGCAAACGCCTTACAAAACGTCAACGAGATCAACTTTGACATTACGCCCACAAGCGTGGTTGGCGGTGCGGGATCACTATCTTGGAATAGTGATGACAACGCCAAGACCTTAGAGCTAATTGGAAATAACAACGTAGGGATCAAGGTTGGCGAGGAGAACTACTACCGTATCAAGGCAACAGCCACGATAACCAAGGGTCAGGTCTTGATGCTGACCGGAACGGTTGGAGCGTCTGGAGGTCTTACGGCTGCACCGGCTACCGGCCTAACAGCGGCAACTGGTAGCTACATCATTGGGCTGGCTAAAGAGTCAGCAGTTACAAACGATTGGATCTACGTTCAAGAGTTTGGCGAGGTCAAGGGAATCGACACCAGCGGGTCAAGTGCGGGTGAGACTTGGGCCAACGGGGACATCCTCTACTACAACCCTGCGGTCACAGGCGGTCTTACAAAGAACGTACCGACAGCTCCAAACGCCAAGGTTCAGGTAGCTGCGGTCACATACGCAGACGCATCAAACGGAATCCTATTTGTTCGCCCAACCTTTGAGCCACGGCTAAACGACCTCTCAAACGTCTACGCCATAAGCCCCTC